CGCAAGCATAATGGGATTTGTCCAGAATAATGATGGAGAGTTAATTGGTGATGATGTAGAGACTGGACAACGAGTACAAGATTTTCAACCAGGTCAATGGAACTATTTAATGCCAGGCGAATCTGTTCATGTTCCAGATATTGATTATCCAAGTCAGCAATATGAGATGTTTGTCAAAAATAAGATTCGTAGATTTGCTACTGGATTTGGATGTTCTTTTGAAACGATCAGTAAAGATTTTAGTGAAACTAATTATTCAAGTTCAAGATTAAGTTTGTTAGAAGACAGGGAACATTGGAGATTTGTTCAGCGTTATTTAATAGATAATTTTCATTATCGAGTTTTTAAAGAGTGGCTTTCATTAGCTGTGTTGAGTGGTGAGCTTGATTTTGCAGATTACTCATCTAGACCGATGAGATATTGCAAACCAAGGTGGACACCACCAGCCCAGCATTATGTAGATCCACTAAAAGAAGTTAAAGCTTATAGAGAAGCAGAACAAGCTGGCTATATGACTAAATCTCAAGTTATAGCAGCAACAAATGGTGGTGATTATGACGACATAGCTGCTGAATTAGCTAGAGAACAGGATATTGCAAAAAGTTTAGATATAACCTTAGACAAAGACTTAAAATTTGAGCCAGTTCAACAACAACTTGAACTTGATGTAGGTCAAGTTGAAGACCAGCAACCAATTCGTAAAAGGAGGAAGAAGTAATGGCAAATGTTAATGGCACTCAAATTAATTTGAGTCCTACTGACGGGATGAAATCAGAAGCAAAAAAATATAAAGCTTGGAAAGCCGATGGGAAAGCTGGTGGAACTGATGATGCAGCAAGAAGAGCAACACAGATATTAAGTGGAAGGGAAATGTCTCCAGATGTTGTTATTACAATGAATGCATGGTTTGCTAGACATGAATCTGACAAATCAGGAAAAGGCTTTCGACCAGGTGAAGAAGGTTATCCTTCTAAAGGTCGGGTAGCATGGGCAGCATGGGGTGGCGATGCTGGTCAAACTTGGGCTAGATCCAAATCCAACTCAATCAAAAAAGCTAAAGAACGAACTATGTCAACTGAACACGAAAGAGCAGAACCCGATGCTTTAAGCGTTGGAGATTATGTTTCTTGGAACTCTAGCGGTGGTCGAGCTAGAGGTTTGATTGAGCGAATAGTTAGGGATGGAAGTATTGACGTTCCTGACTCCTCTTTTACAGTTTCTGGAACTCCAGACGATCCAGCAGCTTTAATTTGTGTTTATAGGCCAGCTTCAGGTGGAGGTGGTTTTATAAAAACAGATCGTAGGGTTGGGCATAAATTTAGTACATTGACAAAAATTGCTCCTTTACCTCTTGCTGACGAAAAGATGTATGGAGATGATGAAGATGAAAGAGTAGGTAAACATGATGAAGACAAAAAAAGTATTGATCCTTTAGATAAATATCAAAGAACAGAAATAACTAATTTTAAAAATATTGGTAAAGGTAGAGTTTTTGAATTTCCATTTAGTTCTGAATATCCAGTAGAGAGATATTTTGGTAAAGAAGTGTTAAAGCATGATGACAAATCTGTTGATTTTAGTCGTCTAAATACTGGTGCTGCACCCCTACTTTGGAACCATGACGCAGATAGACATATAGGAATAGTTGAACGTGCTTATTTAGATAAGAATAAAAAACGTGCATACGCAAAAGTGCGTTTTTCACGCAATAAATTTGCTACTGAAGTCTTAGAAGACGTTAAAGATGGTATTTTGCGTGGAATATCTTTTGGTTATCAAATAAAGAATATTGAAGAACGTAATGGAGAATTTGTTGCAGACGATTGGATGGTTCACGAAATAAGCATTACGCCAATACCTGCTGATCCCACAGTTGGTATAGGACGGTCACTAATCTCATCTTCTGAGGACGTGACTCAAACCTCACAACCTAATACTATTAGTATTGAAAACAAATCTCCTGAAGAGGAGATAAGTTCTGCGGCACGTTCCGCATCACCCTCGGTTCCATCTATGGAAGAAAAATCACAAGAAACTGTGGTGGATACGGCTCCTGCCGTGGAAGCTCCAGAAGTTGCTGTCGAAACAGCAGAGAGATCTGTTGAAGTAGATACAGCGGCTGAAGTAAAACGTGCACTTGAAGAAGAGCAAGTTCGTACTTCACAAATTTTTGCCGTTTGTCGTCAGCATGACGCTGAAGACCTAACTCAAGGATTTATCAAAGATGGTAAATCTATAAGTGAAGTTAACGGTGAGATCCTAGACCTTATTTCAAAAAGGTCTGAAGCAAGTAACACACCTATTAGGCAAACAGACATGAACCCAAGTTCCAACGAAGTTGGATTAGAGGCAAAAGAAGTAAAACGCTTCTCTTTCCTTAGAGCTATTAACGCATTAGCAAATCCATCTGACAGACAAGCACAAGATGCTGCTGCTTTTGAATACGAAGTTTCAACAGAAGCTTCTAAGCGTTATGACAAGCCTGCTTCTGGAATTTTGGTTCCTAATGAAGTTCTTCAAGGA